TAATTGATTGAAAAGATTGAAAAATAAAAAAGAATGGAAAAAATAAAAATAAAAATGATGTGTAATTGGATGAGTGGAAAAGAATTGTGTGAGTATTGGAACAAGTTAACAGATGGAAATTATACATATTCAAAAAATAATAAAGAAATTAAAATATTTGGTGAAGATTTAAGTTGTGATGATGCAGATTATATAATTGTTATCAATAATTCCAATGATTATGTTTATAGTGAAAAAAATTTATACAAAACAATTTTTGCGAAAATGGAACCAATTTTTGTTTCAGATTTTTGGAAACATATTGATGGCCGTTTTTTAAAAGCAAAAATAGTTCATGGTTCTGACGACCCCCCTACAAAAAATGTAATAAATCGCAATTTATTAGAGTGGTTAATATCAATTCCAAGAAAAGAATTAGAAAAATCAGACTACTCTCAAAGAAAGTCGAAGATAAAAGAAAATCGAATTTCATCAGTTATATCTGGAAAAAATCAAGATGAAGGTCAAAAAATTAGAATAAATTTTGCATTGTTTGCTCAAAATTATATGGAATGGGATAATTTTGGCCATAACTCACATTCAATACCTTGGAAAAATTATTTAGGATCAATTGAACAAAAAGAAAAAGCTCTTATTCCATATAAATATAGCTTTAATTGTGAAAACAATTTTATTAATGGTTTTGTAACAGAAAAATTGATTGATTGTATCTTATGTGAAACACTATGTTTTTATTATGGATGTCCAAATGTCACAGATTTCATTAATGAAAATGCATTTGTTCTTTTGGATCTCGGACGGGAAAATGATTCTTGCGAAGAAAGACAGAAGTTGTGGATTAAAGCGGTTGAAAAAATAAATGATGCAATTAAAAACAATTTATGGGAAAAAAGATTATCAAATATAAAAGCTGAAAAAAAAAGAATACTTTTAGAAACAAGCATGTTTCCAACCATTTTTAATCTTATCTTCTAAATGGGGCTCTATGACTGAGTGAAGCGGGGGTAATATATTTTTTGATAATTAGCTTGAGAAATACTAAAAGACTTAGTAAGATAAGAAATATAAATAATGTCATTTCGAGAAATAGCTGCTTTTTTCATAAGAGATCAATGTTTATTTGGAGCATATCCAACACAGCATCAAATTCACGAATTAGAAGAGTGGGGAGTAGATTTAATAGTTAATTTAACAAGCAGATATGAAAAAAATATTAGAACATATTCAACATTTGTAAAAACTATAAACTTTATAATTTCAGATAATAAAGCACCAGAAAATGTACTAGAATTCTGTGCTTTGATCATTCACATTACAAAATTGATTGATCAAAATCAAAAAATTTATATTCATTGCAAAGGAGGCCATGGCCGATCTGGCGTGTTAGTCGCATCTATTCTATGTTACAAATATCGAATTATGCCACATGAAGCTATACAATTAACTACCAAATATCATTCAACACGGCCCATTCACGCTCGAAGACCTAAAATGAACGAATATTGGAAAAGTAAAGGCTCTCCTCAAACAAAGGAACAAAAACAATTTGTAGCTTCAATTTTTCATCCCTATGTTATAACAAAAGAATCTCCTTTTAATCAAAAAGGAATATGGCTTCGAAACACTTTTCCGAAAAACCTAACTCTGTCAGATATCATTGCTTTAGAAGATGGACTAAACAATGCAACAAAATCAATTATTAAGTTTTGTGAGAGCTTTATTGGACCCAACGATTCATACTACAAGGCTTCGAAGTGGCCTATTAATGATCTTATAGATTCATTTTTATTATCCACGAATTTAGGACCAATTACTGGAAATAATGGCAATGAATTAGAAAAATATCGTGATTTATTAATTGAAAATTTAGTATTTTTTTCATAATCCTACCTATTTATCATAGTTCCTAGTACCTATTTATCATAGTTCCTTAAAAAGTGATCTAGTATTAATTTTCCTCAAAAGGAGGAATAATTTATAATTTACTATTTTATAACAAACTTTTGAAAAGTTATAAAATTTTACATGAAACTAATTTTTGTTAATCGAAATTTATACGATTTAAACAATAGAAATTTAAATTAAAAAGAAAAATGTCAAATAATGATCGTATTCTTGAAATTATCTTAAATAAAATTTTAAAATTTAATAAAGAAATTTCAACAAATCAAAACAAAATCCAAAAAAATCGTAAAAAAACATTAACAAAATCAGTTGCTAAAAAAGACTCTGTCGCGATAAAGAAAATTGAAGATGATTTAATAAATAGTAGCGCAAAATTTTTACTACAAAAAAATATTCTTTTGGACAACAGCTCGGGCGTTAAAATTAATAATATGGACTAATAATATGGACAATTTACAAATATGTCAAGAGAATATCCTTCTATAGAATTCGGTGATGGTAAATTTAAAAAATTATATGGATTTGATACTTTTGGAATATTAATATATTCGGGCCATTTTTCAAAATTATAGTAATGAACAATTGCATCAAATGTTTGCTTTGTAATAAAATTTTTAACAAAATTTTTAAAATCCTTGAATCCTCCATATTTGTAAATTGTCCATAAAGTAGCATCTGGAAACTTTGAAAAAAATAACAAATCTTCAATTTTCAAATTAATAATTTTATTATCTTTGGTTGTCAGTTCTAAATCTTCATCATAATCAACATTCTCATCATATTCAAAAACTGTCATTTTATTTAATTAATATTTGATTTTTGATTTATTTAATTTAATAATAATTAAAAAAAAGAAAACACATGGGTATCAAACATTTTTTTACTTGGTTTAGAAACAATGAACAAACAAAACAAGCTATTTACAATAAACCTCCACAACATATTGATCATATATTGATTGATATGAATGGAATTATACACGAATCGGCTCAATTTGTATTTAAATATGGTAAATATAGTTCAAAAATTCAAATACCGGTACGATTTAAAAATAAAATTAAAGCACCAGCAATTGAGAATTTATATTCAAAAATACATGAAAAAATTAATGAAATAATTCAAACTGTTAATCCTCAAAAATCCATATATTTAGCAATTGACGGTGTTGCTCCGAGATCCAAACAAAATCAACAGAGACAACGACGTTTTAGAGCAGCTATGGAAAAAAAACTGGAGCGAAGCGATCCTACCGCCGTATTTGATTCCAATTGTATTACAGCTGGAACAAAATTTATGTCTGACTTGTCTTCAAGTTTGATAAATCTTAATTGGGTTAGGCCCTTGGAAGCGAAAGTTGAAATAAGAATTTCAACAGATTCGGAACCGGGAGAAGGAGAACATAAATTAATTAATTGGATTCGTCAAAATTCAAATAATGATGATGTTTATTGCGTGGTTGGTGTTGATGCTGATCTTATTTTGTTATGTTGTCTATTGAAAACGGAAAATATATTTATCATGAGAGAAGGCGAGTATGTAACAAACTATATTGATATCGCACTAGTGCGAAAATTATTACCAATTTCAGCTGACGATCTGTTAATGCTGAGTTGTTTTATTGGTAATGATTTTTTACCACCAATTCCATCACTAGAAATAAAAGAAAGCGTTCCTGAATTAGGCGCTTTAGATTATTTTTTTGATATTTTTGAAATATATTTTCCAAAATGTTTTCAATCAGAATGGGGCCAACCCCCTGTTCTTTTAATAAATAAAAAAAATGGACATATAAATTTTAAAGCATTAAAATTTATTTTTCAAAAAATATCTGAACGCGAACTAGATATTATGAAAGCTAGACATTCAGACAGAGAAAGATTTATCAATGAAATGTGGAAAGGAAATATTGAGGATTATCGAATTGCTTATCATGAAAACAAACTTAAAAAATCTGATAAAGCTACAATAGTAATATCGTATTTAAAATCAGCACAATGGGTATACGAATACTATTCAAAAGGAATTCCATCTTGGGATTGGTATTATCCGTACAATTACACTTTGCATGCAAACGATTTTGCTGAATATTGTCCATTGAATGTGTTAAAATTTTCATTTCGCATGTCTAAACCCTCTCATCCGCATGAACAATTATTGAGAGTTATTCCACCTCTTAATAAACATTTAATTCCTTTTTATTTACACGAAGAATTTGAAAAAATATCAAAAAAATCAAATACATTCAAAATTGATAAAACAGGTAAAAGAGAAGAGTGGGAAGCTGTGACAATAGTTGATTTTGTAGAATTGGATTCAAAAATAATTTACGAAAAAATTTAAAAATTTAAATAAAAAGAAAAGAGTTAAAAAGAAGAAACATACCACATAAAAAGTTGAATTTTTGATTCCAAAAATGATGAATGAAAAAATAATTAAGATGAAATCAGAAATAAAAACGCTCTCTCACAACAATGGACACATTTGTCCAGAGATTGTTTATGACGACATTGATGATGTTGATGTTGGATTCAATTATGAAGATGACGTTTTAAGCGACGTCGATTACGATTCTGATGCAATAGAAGAAAAACTATCTTATCGTCAAAATATAGAAGAATATCGTCAAACACCACCACATAAATCATCAATTCGTTTTTTTGAAGAAAATAATGACGACAACGAAAATCGTCGTCAAAAATCAATTTTTTTCGTAGAAGAAGATGAAAAAGAATTTTCCGACGATGATGATGATAACAGCGACGACGATGAAGAAGATCGAAAAATTGAACATTCGATTTATATTAAACTGCAAAACAAAAAATACGCATCAACACTTGAAGCATTATCTATTCTCGACGGCAAACTCAATTGGTTGGAAAAAATACCATTGGAGGATATTAATACATCATCCTCATTTGTAAACGTTAAAGACTATCCCAACATTTCAATTGAACCTCCTAAAAGAATGCGCTCTTCAAATAAAAGAGTACGCTCTTCAGACGCCCATAATAGACGTCGGTCGGGCCCAACTCGTTTTTATCCAGCAAAACATATTGCAATTAAAATCGGTAATAAAACATTTATCGAATTTAAAGATGAAGAACAACAAATCAAGAAAAAATTATGCAACGCTATCAAAGAAGGAAAAGAATGTCGATTTGGAGATAAATGTAAATTTTTACATCAGAAAAAGCCTAATTGTTTATATGGTGTCAAATGTGGCAACAAAAAATGCACATTTATTCACCCAGATGGAAAAAGCCCAACACAACCACCTTCGGTGGCGGGCTCCAACAACTCTACGAGCGCTACGACAAAAGCCAAACGCGAAAAATCCCCAGAGTCCACTACAACATCGGATGACAACACACCGTCTTTTAGAAAAATTTGGTTATGTAAAAACATCTTCAAATTTTCTTCAAATGCAACTGGATCTCTTTACGATTCTATAAAAATTGAAGAAACCGGTAATTGTAGATTTGGCGATAATTGTGTTTATGCTCATTCAAGTGAAGAAATAAGGCAAAATTTGGAAGAATGCAAGTTCAAGGAAAAATGCAAAGGCATCATTATTACACAGATCAAAAAAGACGACAAAAAGGTCCGCAGATATGAAAACAATCCTGAAACAAGAAAATGTTGCAGACTTCATCCAAAAGAACGATTTATCGATTTCATTAAACGAATTCAACTCAACAATACCGGTAAGGGCGAAGCCCAAAAAAAGAAGACTCAATAAACAAAAACAAAACAAAATTCATCATTCCAAAAAAAGTGCCATATAGGTTTTTAAGTAAGTAGAATTAACATTTAAAAAAGGTAAGTAAGTAGAATTAACCTTTAAGAAGGTAGTTAACCTTTAAAAAGGCGGTGCAAAACAAAAAAATAAAAAAATCTCATCACAAAAAATGTGCCGAGATAAATAAGCCTTGATGAAAATAAAAAATTTGAAATTTAAATACAAAAAAAATAAATAATAAATAACAATTATGGGAATTAAAGGAATTAGAGACTTGCTCAAAAAACAAATTGAGAATTTTGAAGAAAAACAACCTGTTAGTCTTTTCAGCGGTAAAAAAATTGTTGTAGATGCTTCATTTTTTGTATGTATGTACAAAGCAGTGCAAAAGAATACTTTTGAAGAAGCATTTATGAATCTTTTTGTGGTATTGTTAGAAAATAAAATTGAACCGGTGTTTGTGTTTGATGGAAAAGCTCCAGAAGAAAAAACATTGGAAAAGAAAAAAAGAACAATAAAGAAAAAAATGCAGTATGCTCGAGTTGAACAACTTGAACATGATTTAGTGAATTATAAAAAAAGTAAAGAAATAAGTCAAGATTTATGGAATATTAATAATAAACAAGTATTACCTTCGAAATTGTTGCCTAATGAAAAGATGTTTTCATTCAATAAAGTTGAAACGTATGTAAAAAAATTACGATCTCAAATTCTTGAAATTAGAGAAAAAGATTTTGTAATTCTTCGTGAATTATTACTTTTATTTGGAATTCCTTTCATAACTGCTAAAGGTGAAGCTGAAATATTATGTTCTAAACTTGTTAGAAATAATTATGCTGACGCTGTTCTTACTAAAGATACGGATGTTTTAGCTTGTTGTTCACATACAATGTTGAGTGATATTAATTTACCAGAACAAATGTTTACGGTTATTAAATTGGAAAAAATTTTAGATGGGTTAAAACTTGATGAAAATAGTTGGATTGATTTGTGCATTATGTGTGGAACAGATTTCAATGAAAATATTCCAAACATTGGACCCATCAGATCTTTAAGTTACATTCAAAAATATAAAACACTTGAAGAAATTAGCGAGCACATAAACACAGATAAATTATCATATGACAAAACAAGAAATATTTTTCAATGTCACGATGAACAAATTGGACCATTACCGATATGTGACAAAATAAAATTTGATGAAATTGCTGAAAGAATTACTGAAAAACGATTAAAAATTTCAGCATCTTCAATTCGACGTCGATTAAATTTAAATTAATTTACAATTTTTTTATAACTTTGTATGAGTTATAAAAACCTCAACATCCAAAAATTATAAATAATAAATAAACATGAATTTCGATCGAACAAGAAAATCAAAGATTCTTTATATTACCTATATGGATTTTGTATTACTTTCGTACTTTCTAACTGATTTGTTGTTGTATGTTAAAATTTTATTCAAAAAGTAATAAACTTCTGAATATTTTCGATTAAAAAGTAATGAGAGTAATCGTGGATAGTTGCGCAGGATCGAAAACGTCTTATTCAATAAAATACTAACATTTTACTATCTGAAATTTTTCTACACATGGGGCATTTAAATCCTAATTTTTCAGAACATGATGTACAAGCGGAAATATGACCACACTCCGTGAACAAAATATTTTTTTTTGACATGTAGCATACAGAACAAGATGCGTCAATTAAAAGTTCATTATTTTTATTATTATTGAATTGAATTTTAAATTTTAACAACCATTTAGGTAATTTGAATCTAAAAATGCTTTTATTTTTGTGTTGCTGATCAGTTTGGGCCTCAAGGTTGTTGCCCTGACCTGAAGGGTCTAAATCCCAACGCGATGGATCAATTTCATCAATTTGAGATTGGATTTCGTGTAATTGTTGTTCTTGAAAAATTTGTCTTTGTCGCAATTGTTTCAACATAAATTCATATTTATTTTCATTTTCAAAATTCTCGTAGGCAAGAGCATATCTTGTCAAATTATTGATATCTGCAAATTTTCCAAAATACTTATTTTCAATATATGTGCGAAAAGGTACTAAATTCCTTCGGGTTGAGGGATTTAGCAAATATGAAAAATCTTTTCCCATCGTTGCTCCCAAATAAATAAATTTTTTTTGAATTTCAGAATCATCAATTAGTCGATTTTTATCATGAATATAGTGTTCGAGCGAATACGTGTAACACTGGAACATCACGTTAAGTGAAAACAATATTTTTAAAATTTTTTCTTTTGACATTTCACAAATTTTAGATGATTCTAAACTCAAATCAGCTGAAATTTTCAACATCATTCTTCTCAATTTCGTTAAACTCAACATATACCATTCAGGATTTCCGATCTTGCATTCAATATTATTCAATGAATGGATATTTCTCAATATTTCTGATTTAGTGGCCCGATGCATGTAATCACCTTGAAAACTAATGGAGTTTGCAATGTTCAACAATTCGTATCGTGTCATGTGATTTGAATAAACTAACATTTTTAAATTAAACTACTTTATTTTTAAACCACCTTTTTAAAAATTATACAAGGGCAAATTGATTAGAAAAATTTTAAGTGTCCAAAAAAAATGAATTTTCAATAAACAATGTAATAAAATAATTAAAAATGCCTTTAACTTTCATGAGTAGTAAAAAATATAGAAATTACACAGAGTCAGATATGACCAACGCTTTAATAAATATTAAAACTAGAAGAATGAGTGTTATGAATGCTTCGAAAACGTTCAAAATTCCACAGCGAACATTGTATTATCGTATAAAAAAAACATTAGAAGAAGAAAAATATACAAATATAGAACCCGAAATTATAATTGAAGAAAAGCCTTACTTGATAGAAACAGAATCAATTTCTGAAGAAAAACTTGATGAAACAATAATAAAAATAGAATCAATTTCTGAAGAAAAACTTGATGAAACAATAATAAAAATAGAATCAATTTCTGAAGAAACAATAGAATCAATTTCTGAAGAAAAACTAAAAATTACTCATGAAATTGACATATTAGAACAACAAATTGAAGATGATCAAATAAAAAACAAAAGTGAATTATTACGACGACTATTTTTATTAAAATTAGCATCAAAATAATTTTTTAAGAATTCATAAAAATATAAATTTTTGTTCAATATACTATCTTCTTCACAAACCATACTCATAATTTTGAAAATATAAATTGATTTTTCATTAGAGTTGATGAATCAACTTAAAACAATGAATATTAAATCAGAAGAAATGACCATTAGAGCAGAACAAAGAGCCAAGATGAAAAAATAGATGAAATGCT